AAAGTTCTGCTGGGGTCTTGATCTGATGCGCGCGTTCGTTCGCGGTTTCTTCATGGGCTTCGGCATGGCGGGCATGACGCTCGCGGTGCTCGTCGTCATCGCAGCGCCGGCGGTCTTCGCCGTGCCCTTGGTCTTTGAGGGGGCGTCGCCGTACTTGGCGGTTCCGGCAGCTACCGGCGCGATGGTGTGGGCGGTGGCGTGCCTCGCCGCGATCGGCCAGTGGCTCAACCGGCCGGAGTCCTGATGGCCTCCGCGCAGGATCTCGCCGCCAGCGTCCTCAAGCGCTACCAGCACGCCGAGGGGAACCGCGGCACCTGGGAATCGCACTGGGAGGAGATCGCGCGCCGCGTGCTTCCCTCCTACGCCGGCAGCTTCATGTCGCGGGATGCACGGACGGCGGGCGAGAAGCGCACCGAGGAGATGGTGGACGCTACCGCCGCACTCGCCCTTCCCAAATTCGCGGCAGCCATGGAGTCGATGCTGACGCCGCGCAACTCGACGTGGCACCGGCTCGAGCCCTCCGACCCGACGTTGAAGCGCAACCGCTCGGTGCGCATGTGGTACGACAGCGTCAACGAGGCGCTCTTCAAGTATCGCTACGCCCCGCGCGCCAACTACGCGAGCCAGCAGCACGAGGCGTACATCTCGCTGGGCGCTTTCGGCACCGGCGCCATCTTCGTCGACGCGCTCGATCGCCGCTACGGGCGCGGCCTGCGCTACCGCAACATTCATCTCGCCGAGATCTACTTCCTCGAGAACCATCAAGGGCTCATCGACACGGCGCTGCGCCGCTTCGAGATGACGGCGCGCCAGGCGGCGCAGAAATTCGGCATCGACAAGCTGCCGCGGCAGATCGCCGAGGCCGCCAACGACACGACGAAGTGCGAGCAGAAGTTCTGGTTCGTCCACGAGGTGCGGCCGCGCGGCGACGACGAGGGTTACGACCCGCGGCGCCTCGACGCCAAGGGCATGGCCTTCGCCTCGCTCTACGTCACCGAGATCAACGGCCCTACCCTCGTATCCGAGGGCGGCTACCACGTCTTCCCGATCCCGGTCAGCCGCTACGTCGTGGCCCCAGGGGAGACTTACGGGCGCTCGCCATCGATGCTGGCGCTTCCCGCCATCAAGACGCTCAACGAGCAGAAGAAGACGGTCCTCAAGCAGGGCCACCGCAGCGTCGACCCGGTGCTGCTCGCGCATGACGATGGCATCGGCGACGCCTTCTCGATGCGCCCCGGCGCCATGAATAGCGGCTACGTGACGGCCGATGGCCGCCCGCTCGTTCACACGCTGCCGGTCGGCAACCTCGCGCTGGCGAAGGAGATGCTCCAGGACGAGCGTGCCGTCATCAACGACGCCTTCCTCGTGACGCTCTTCCAGATCCTCGTGGAGACGCCGCAGATGACGGCGACCGAGGTGCTGGAGCGGGTGCGCGAGAAGGGCGCGCTGCTCTCCCCGACGATGGGGCGGCAGCAGTCGGAGATGCTGGGCCCGCTCATCGAGCGCGAGCTCGACGTGCTCTCCGCCGAAGGGCTCTTGCCGCCGATGCCGCCGATCCTCCGCCAGGCGCAGGCTGAGTACGAGACGGTCTACGACAGCCCACTCAGCAGAGCGCAACGGGCGGAGTCCGCCGCCGGCGCCCTCGGTCTCCTCGACTGGGTGCGCGACTTCGTCGCCGTGACGCAAGACCCGTCGGCGACCGACTATTTCGATCTCGACGCGGCGCTCCCCGAAGTCGCCGACATCCGCGGCGTCCCGGCGCGCTGGATTCGCGACAAGGCGGCGGTCGACGCCATTCGCGAGGCGCGGGCGAAGCAGGCAGAAGCGAAGCAGATGATCGAGGCCGCGCCCGCGGCCGCCGGCGTCATGAAAGCGCTCCCACAGGTGAGGCTGAATGGCAGTGCCGGCGGCGCTTGAGCGGGCGCGACAATTCCTCTCCGGCAGGAAGGGCGCCTATTGCCGCGTCTTCAATCTGGAGAGCCGCGATGTCGAGACGGTGCTCACCGACCTCGCGAAGTTCTGCCGGGCGCACGATTCCGCATGGCACGCGGACCCGCGCGTCCATGCCGTCATGGAAGGGCGTCGCGAGGTCTGGTTGAGAATCGCCAGGCACCTGCGGCTCGACGACGAGACGCTCTTCAAGCTCTATCCGCCAATCATAGAAAGGTAGCGACAATGCGAGATGAACAGAACGAGTGCAAGACGGGGGTGGCGCCGCCCCGCGCTCGGGCGCCATACGTCGGCGAGACCGTGATCGTCGACTTGGGCGATCGCGAGTTCAACGGCACGCGGTTCCACCCCGCGGTCGTGGTCCGGTCGTGGGGCGACGGTGCGAACGGGCGCGTCCCGTGCGTCAACTGCCGGGTGCTCGTCGACGGCAACGACAGCCCGCTGTGGCTGACTTCGATCGTCCACAAGTCCGAGGTCCAGCCGCCCACGCGCTATCGCCAGCCGCGGCCGGTCTACTACGCATTCCTTGGGACGGAGATGCTCGATGACTGAGCCGACCCCGACCCCGACGCCCGCGCCGGCTCCCGCCCCTGCTCCGTCGCCCGATCCGGCACCGGCGCCGACCCCGACGGCCTTCGACTGGAAGGGCGCGGGGCTCGACGAGGTCGGCCTTGGCACGGTGCAGAACAAGGGCTGGAAGGGCCCGGCGGACGTGGTTAATTCCTACGTCCATCTCGAGCGCCTGGCGAAGGGCGACCCGAACACGCTGCTTCGCCTGCCGACGACCGACGACCCGGCGGCGTGGGGCGAGGTCTACACGAAGCTTGGGCGGCCGGCGACGGCGGCCGAGTACAGCTTCAAGGCGCCCGAAGGGCAGGACGGTGCGTTCGCCGAGACCGCGAAGTCGTGGTTCCACGAGGCAGGACTCTCCGACAAGGCGGCCGGCAAGGTCGTCGAGAAGTGGAACGAGTACGCCGCCGGCCTCCAGAAGCAGCAGGAGACGGCGTTCGTGCAGCAGGCGCAGGCCGACCTCAACCAGCTGAAGATCGAGTGGGGCACGGCGCACGACGCCAATATCGCGCTGGCGAAACGGGCGGCGGGCGTCTTCGGCCTCGACCAGCCGACGATGGACAAGATGGAGCGCGCCATGGGTACGGCGACGCTCATGAAGTTCATGCACAATCTCGGCTCCCGCCTCGGCACCGACGACCAGTTCGTGACCGGGAACGACGGCCGCCTCGGCTTCAACCAGTCGAGCCCGGCGGGTGCGAGGGCGCGCATCGACGAGCTCGGCGCCGACAAGGCGTTCATGGCGAAGGTGCAGGCGGGCGACGCCGCTTCGGTTGCCGAGTGGAACCGGCTCTTCCGCGCCGCCTATCCGCCGGCGTAATTTCCCTGTTGCTTTTTTGGCGACGTGGTGCCATAAGCGCACCACGTCTTCCTGCCGACAACGGCATCAGCCGCCGGCGCCGGGAGGCGAAGAAGCCGGCCCTGCGCAGAGCAGCCAAGCCCTTCGGAACGCGAACGACAAACGCTTTTCAGGGGCGATAGATGACCGCCAACGTCATTCCGACTTTCCAGACCGAGCAGTTCGCGACGACCGTCAAGCTGCTCACGCAGCAGACGCAGAGCCGCCTCTCGGGCTACGTCACGATGGGCAGCTATGTCGGCAAGCAGGCGAGCCCGGTCGACCAGATCGGCTCCGTCGAGATGCTCCCCGTCACCTCGCGCTTTCAGCCGATGGGCCGGGTGGATGCGCCGACCGATCGCCGCTGGGTCTTCCCCTCCGATTTCGAGCTGCCGCAGCTCGTCGACAGCTTCGACCAGCTTCGGCTGATGGTCGACCCGCGCTCGACGCTGGTGCAGGCCGCGGTCGCCGCCGCCAACCGCAAGAAGGATGCGGTGATCGCTGCCGCCTTCTTCGCCGACGCCAAGACGGGCGAGTCGGGCGCGACCACCACGTCTTTCCCCACCTCGACGAGTACGAACGTCGTCGGCGTCAACACGGGCGGCACCGCCTCCAACCTCAACGTGGCGAAGCTGCGCGCGGCGAAGAAGCTGCTGATGTCGCAGGAAGTCGGCGTCGAGCAGGACGAGGAACTCTACTGCGCGATCACGGCGACGGAGCACGACGCTCTTCTCAACGAGATCCAGATCATCAACCAGGACTACCGCAAGAACTCGGACGCGGCGGGCACCGCCGTGCTCGAGGACGGCCGGGTCCGCCGCTTCCTCGGCATCAACTTCGTCATCTACAACGGCCTCACGACCGCGACCGACGATCAGAGCGGCACGTCGCGCCAGATCCCCGTCTGGTCGCCGACCGGCGTGCATCTCGGCATGTGGCAGGACTTGCAGGTCAGCGTCACGCAGCGCAACGACCTCGCCGGCATGCCGTGGCAGGTCTACACGAAGCTGACGCTCGGCGCGACGCGCATCGAAGAGAAGCGGGTGGTGAAAATCTGGTGCCGCTGAGCGGCGGCCCAGACCGTAGCCCCCTGACCTGAAGAGGACAGACACATGGCCGTAGTCACCACCAAGGCAGCCGCGATCACCAACCGTGATGCGACGCCGCGCGTTCCCAACCTCGCGGGCGTCACCGGCGGCATCCTGCGCAGCGCGGTCGGCACCGTCGAGCTCGCGAGCGGCGACAGCATCGCCTCGAAGTACCTTCTCATCGGCAACGTGCCGTCGGGCGCGCGCATCGACAACCTCAAGCTCTACTGCGATGCGATCTCGACGAGCGGCGCCGGCGACATCGGTCTCTACGACCCGACCGCCGCCGGCGGCGCCGTGGTCGACCAGGACTTCTTCGCCTCGGCCGTCGTCCTCACCTCGGCGCTCAACGGCACCGACGTGACGCACGAGGCGGGCGGCTCGACGGCGTTCGGCGACATCGCGCGCGCCGAGATGCCGCTCTGGCAGGCGCTCGGCCTCTCGTCCGATCCCTGCAAGACCTACGATATCGTCCTGACGCTGACGGCGGCGGCGGGCGGCGCCGGCACGGTCACGCTGAAGGCGCAGTGGGCGCTCTGACGTAAGGGAGGGCCTGGCCCGTGGCGGACCATTTTTACGGCCTCAGCGTCGGCGGCAGCATCGGGGGCGGCGTCAGCGTCGGCACGTCGACGAACTCGACCCCCTTCGAGCTGCGCATCACCGACGGCACCACCGGCATGACGAAGACGGAGGTGCTTCGCCTGCTCGAGGTGCTGGCCGACTACATCGTCACCGCCGACGCGCCGGCGTAAGCCATGGCCGTCAAGAAGCTCACCCGCGAGCGGCTCAACGGCGGCACGCAGATCGACCTCATCACCTGGGCGGGGATGGCGACCGGCGACACCGGCGAGCCCTTCGAGTCGCTCGACTGGGGCGATCTCACCGTGACCTTCTCCGGCACGTTTGGCGTCGGCACGACGGCGAAGTTGCGCGGCAGCAACAACGGCACCGACTATTTCGACCTGACGGACCCGCAGGGGAACGCCATCTCGAAATCTTCGAGCGCCATGGAGGCCGTCACCGAGACGCCGCGCTACATCCGCCCGGAGATCTCCGGCGGCTCGGCCGATGCCGTCGATTGCCAGATCCTCGCCCGCAGAGGGTCGCGCTGAGCGGGCGCCTTCGAAGGGACTAGTCCATGGCCTACAACGAGACGAACGCCTCTGCGAACGCGGCGAACGACGCGCGCTGCGCGCTGCTCAACAGCGGCTTCTTGCGCATCTATAGCGGGACGCAGCCGGCCAATGCCGACGCGGCGTTGTCGGGCAACACGCTGCTCGCCGAGCTGACATTCGGCGCGACGGCGTTCGGCGCCTCCGTCAATGGCGTCGCCACGGCGAACGCGATCACGCAGGACAGTTCGGCCAATGCCACCGGCACGGCGACGTTCTTCCGTGCCTTCAAGTCGGACGGAACGACCGCGGTTCTGGATGGCACGGTCGGCACGAGCGGCGCCGATCTCAACCTCAACTCGACCTCGATCGTCTCCGGCGGGGCGGTCTCCGTCGCGTCGATGACCGTCTCCCAGCCGCCGCACTGAGGCTGAGCGATGACCGATTACTACGTCTATTCCGGCGCGACCGGCACCGGCGACGGCTCGTCGTGGGCGAACGCCTATACGACGCTCTCGGCGGCCGTCACCAGCAAGACGGCATCCGATCGGATCTTCGTCGCGAACGATCATTCCGAGGCGAGCGGCACGGCGCAGACGATCGTCTTCCCGGCCACGCCGGGGATGCAGGTGCTGTGCGTCAACCGGGCCGGCTCTGTGCCCCCGGTGGCGGCCGATCTCACGACGGGCGGGCTCGTCTCGACGACCGGCGCCAATCAGTTGACGGTGCGCGGCTGCGCCTATGTCTACGGGCTCACCTTCCAGGCAGGGAGCAGCGGCAACGGGCTGACGCTCGCCAACTCGTCGGGCAGCCTCCTCGTCTTCGAGCAATGCGCGCTGAAGCACTGTTCGGTGGCGAACGTCAACCTCGTGGTCGGGCAGACGACGCCGCCGAACGCGCCCTCGCGTGTCGAGCTGCGCAACAGCGATCTTTATCTCGGCAACGCCGCGCAGGGTATCGCCGCCCGCTGCGCCGAGTTCGCATGGATCGGCGGCACGCTCCAAGGCACGGCGCCGACGGTGCTCCTCGCGCCTTCCGGGAGCACGCAGCCGGTCCCGATGGTCGAGATTCGGGACGTTGACCTCTCGCTGATGGGCGCCGGGTGCTCGCTGATGAACCTCGGCGGCGCATCGACGATCGGTTCCTACGACATCATCGGCTGCAAGCTGTCGGCGACGCTCGGCGGCGTCACGACGGGCTCCATCTCGGCCGATGCGGAGATCACCTTCGACCTCGTGGCCTGCGACAGCGGCACGGGTGTCGAGCGGCAGGAGCGCTATCGCTGGCAGGGCTCAGTCAAGAACGAGAATACGATCGTCCGCTCCGGCGGCGCCAGCGACGGGACGACCGCCTTCTCGCTGAAGATGGCGAGCAACACCAACGCCAGCTTCGTCGCGCCGCTCGTCGGCCCCGATCTTCTCGTCTGGGTGGACAGCACTGGCGCGCACACCTTCACGGTCGAGTGCGTCACCGATAACGTGACGCTGACCGACGCCGATTTCTGGCTCGATGTCGAGTATCTGGGCGACAGCGCGACGCCGAAGGGCACGCTCGCCTCGACCCGCGCCAACCCGCTCGCGTCGGGCTCGCCGCTGACCACGAGCACGGCGACGTGGACGACGACGGGGCTGACAACGCCGGCGAAGCAGAGCGTTTCGGCGACTGTTACCGTCAACCAGAAGGGCTGGGTTCGGGTGCGCCCCATCCTCGGCAAGGCTTCGACCACGGTTTACGCCGATCCGGTGCTCTAGATGGCGACGCGCCAGTACGTCGCTCCCTCCGGCGCGATCGTCAACGAGACGGGCTCGCGTCAGGCGGTCCTTCCGTCCGGGGCGGTCCTCAACGAGACGGCCAGTTCGCCGCCAGCCAGCGTCACGGGGACGGCTTCGGGCGCGCTGCGCAAGGTCTCGGGCTCGGCGAGCGGCGCCTTCACGGCGTCGGGCATCTCTGGCGATGCGGCAGGCTCGTTCGCGAAGCCGACCGGCGCGGCGAGCGGCACCTACACGGCGCCGTCTGGCGCGACCGCGCTCACGATCGACGACTTCAACTGCGGCGGCCAGAGCTACAACGACCGCTTCATCATCAACCGCGCGCCGGGTGCGAGCAGCCGGGACGTAACCTTCACCGGCACCTATACGGGCTCGCCGGCAACGCTCCAGGTGAAGCTGACGGACTTCACCTCCGGCGCCACGGTACAGGACTGGACGAGCC